GTGATACAGCTTTACCAAGTGCATTAGCACCCAAGAAGTAAGAGTTGTATAAATCAACAGTTCCTGCACCAGTTTGGTCAGCGAAAGTAGCGTTGTTATTTCTAACGATACGGAAACCTGCGAATGAACCAACTTCACCGGAAATAACTTCACCAACGTTCATATACTTATTCACGTCAATCCAACCACCAGCTGCAGTATCAGCACGAAGGTCAGCAATAACGTCGTCATGCGCAACCCAAACGTAATCACCATTGATTTTTTGAACATTTGCACGAGCTAACTTGTTGTAGAAGTAGTTAGCGAAAGTGCGAGATGCAACTTGACCAGCAGTTACAGAACCAGCAGCAGTTCCACCGATAATGTAAGCATTTGTTGAAGCATCAAGTGCTAAACAAGCTAACTTGTCAAGAGTTGAACCAGCATTGATACCAACAATTTGAGCAGCTGCTAAATCAACTTTACCACCTGATTGCAATGAAGCAAGATTAGTAGTTGTAACAACATTACCATATTCAGCAGGTGTCAATAAGATTTGAGTGTCAGACATTGCTGCTGAAACAACTTCATCACGCTCAACAAGAGGAGTGGTTGCAAGTGCAAGACGTGCATATTTTGTCAAGTCGATTGATTTTGCACCAATATCAATTTTGGTTTGAACTAAATCGTCCATTACGTTTTCTTGACCGACAGCAATCAAGAAAGATTGTGAGAATGCAAGAACTGCACTGTTGTCTAATTCAGCGGTTCCTGAAAGGTTTGTAGTAATATCAGCCATGATGGGCTCCTATAAAATGTGTTTGTTATACTCCGCCAAAGTATTTTGCATATATAGCATTTACTTCAGCCTGTGTTTTTGCTTTCGTTATTTCAATTTCATAACTTGAAGTTGCTGCATCTTGTTGAGCTTTTTTAGGTTTTGGTGTTTCTTCTTCACCACGTCCAAACAAATTTGCATCAGCTTTTTGTAAGTCAATCAATTGTTTTTGAATAGACTTTGCATCTACAGAGCCATCTTCGTTGAAACTTATAGCAGTTCTATCAATCAATCGTTTTACAGTATTGCTATTCTTAGCACCACTTTCTCCAACGAGTTTATCAAGAACACTTTCAAGTTTGATGTTTGTTAGCGAGTTTTTTAGTTCTGAAACTTCAGATTGAGTAGCTTCATACAACTCTTTCCATTTACCTTGTTCAGCCAATGCTTTCTCATTTTCTTCTTTGTATGATTTCTCATATTTGCGAAGATTTTTGATAAGAGCTTTGTTTGCTTCAAGTTCCTGTCTAAGAGCATCAAGTTGTGAAAGGTTACTTGTTGTAGAGGTTGAAGTCTCTTCAGAAGATGAGGTTTCATTACTTGTTTCACTTGCTTTGTCTTCTAACATTTTGTATTTCCTTAGGCGCCTGCCTGATTATTTTCATTATTTGATGCAACATCTGTTGCATTTATATTTCTACTATTTATAAGTTTTATTTCTTCATATTTTGTCTGTGCCTCGTCTCTGGTAAAACCTTGTTTTATCATCAAATAGTCAATAACTGATGCACGATTTCCAGCAATTCGTAAATCCCAAACTTCCTCTTCCTGTTTATCATCAGCCGGTAAATCAGGTTGGTCAAATTCAATGAATAAAGTTGTATCAAGTGGCAAAACAATTCGATTGAACTGAATATTGACAATTGTTCTGATAATGTCATATAATTTTGCAAAACTATATTGCATCATTTTTGCACGTTGTTGTCTAAGTTCTCTGTTTGGAAGTTCTTCAACTATCAATTGAAACCCAGAACGAGCATTACCTTCACCAGCTACATTTAGTCTTACTGACCAATCATAGCTAAACTGAAGCACCCAATTCTGAACGACATTGTCAAGTGGTTCAATATTGACTTCAGGTGTTTTATATTCGATTGATGCATTGCCAGTGCCATTACTTTGAAGTGCAATAGCTTTTGACGGTCCAGCAACTACATCACTTGACTTATTGACAAGTCGCGGCATTACTTCACCTGGCACCATTACATATTCAGTTTCATTTTCTGAACCAGTTACATCGCAATCAATCATAATCAATTTTGGAAACTTAGACCAACTAATTGCTTGTTCGCTATCAGTCAAGTGTAAGTTATACATTTCATTGATTGTTATCAAGTCCAAACCTGGAACATTCCAAATGCCACTTCTTGGAAGCTTGATATCATGGAACATTGTGATAGGCACAATGCCATAAGGATTAGGCACTCGTGAAGATATTGAAACTCGTTTGACATTATGTTCTTCAACTTCAATCAAGTCAATATATTCAGTAAGTGTGATAATGCGATATGTTTCAACATTACCTATTTCAGAAGTTTGAAATATGATTGCGAGTGGTTTTTTGCCTAAAGCATCAGTAATGATTGCACAATTTCCACGATGCAAACTTTCAAATACTAATGATTGGGTTTCAACGTCAAACTGAGTAAGAATAACACCTGTCTTTAGTAATCGAACAAGGCTATCATGGTTATTGAATATCTCTAACCATTCTGATTTTACAAGAAGTTCATTTAGTATTGATGTCGTATTTTCATCAAGAACGTCGTTAGGTCCATAAACTGAAACAGTTGGTGGTTGGTCTTTGAATAATTTGCCAGACTTTTCAACAATCATTTGTGTAAGATTACGCCATCTTGGAATAACTCCACGTTGTCTCCAGTCTTTACGTCCTTTATTTGGGCAAGATAACAGTTTTTCCATTTCTTCTTCTTGCAAACCATCATAATACTTCAGTGCTTTATTACACTGTTTTGCTTCTTTCGTATCAATCATTTCAACCCAGTCACTTATCTTGAAGCCGAGTATCTTTTCTTCTGTAATCATTAGTTATCCTTTATAAGTGAAACTGATATTATACCATATTTATACTAATTATAAATGCGCACTGAACCAGGTCGTCTTTGCATTATCAGCGGTTCAAGTGCATAACGAATAGCATCAATACAATGATTATACTTATCGATAATATCAGGTAATATGTCTCCTGATAATTTATCCACTTTATATGAATAGTTCATAAATTCATCAATAGTTACTTTGCAACTTCTATCAATTATTATTCCTTCAAACGAACGAATAAATGCAATGCCATCTTCAACTGAACCATTCCATTTCTTACATCCAATCATTTTAGTATAACCTAATGTTTTCAATTGTGATATCGTTTCAGGTCTCGAACAATCAGCTCTAATAGTGTAAAACTCAGAATTTGGAATTTCAGAAAAACGTGATGGCAATTTATCAGTATCAACATGATAAGCTACAACTTCTTTTTCAATATAAAGAACTTTATTATACACCCAACATTTGACTAATGTCGTCGGGTCTGTTGCAAAACCAAAGTCACAACCAAAATATGGTCCATTCCAATTTTGTCCTGGATTGACATCTGCGATTTTATATTTCTTATTGAAAATGATACTATCTGAAATTCGTCTTATGTCTCCACCCCAAATATGTAACCAATTTTCATAATCAAGTCTTTTCATATTTTCTGCTTCGTCAAGCATTACATCTGGGCAATATGGATTGTCCCAATAATTGATATTGATTAGCAATGTATTATCAGAAGGTTTATCAATCATTTCATAAACTGGGTCAGTTTTCAATGTTGGGTTCATGCTGAACCAGATTTCTGAACCAGGTTTTCTAATTGTCGGTATTAGTATTTCAAGCGAAGGTTTTGACAATGTTTGGGCTTCTTCAACCCACGCAATATCAATACCTTCTAATGATTTGATTGACTGAGGATTATTCTTGATACCTGAAAATATAAACTCTGAACCATTCTTACCTGATATTTTATTTTGTGATGTATCATAAAAATCATTCAAACCTAAATTATCAATATAATCACATAATAGCTTGTGACAACTTTCTTTGATTGAGTTTTGAAACTCCCTAACACATAATATACGTAATGACGATTGTCCTGCAAGTAACAATAACGCAATTGCAATTCCATGTGATTTTCCAGAAGCACGACCACCATACGCAATCTTATATCGATATGGGTCAAATATTGGTCTAAGCTTTTCCGGTAATGTTATATCTGCCATCTTTTATC